ATCAGCCAGTGATGTAGCCAGCCAGGCAGGTCTTGACTGGTCAGTATCTCTGCACGATTTGAGTGCTTCATACCAGATTCCAGGTGGTGAAGCACCAGTAAATGTACCTATTAACAACAAGTTCGGTGTCATCAAGACAACACCATTCGGTGATGTCACAGGCATCGGCGTAGTTGGTGGCAGGTATCAGGTCTTTCAGAACTCAGAGATATTCTCAGCTCTTGACGGCTTGATAGATTCTGGCGAAGCCAGATATGCAGCAGCTGGTGAGTATGACGGCGGTGCAAAAGTATGGATGTTATTGCAGATTCCAGAAGAGATTGTCATTGGTGATGACCCACACGCAGCATTTATCTTGGCTAAAACCAGCCACGATGGCAGCAGTTCGGTTGTTATCAAGCCAATCATTGAGCGGTTATGGTGTGCTAATCAAATCAATAAGATATATAACGGTAAGAATGCATACACCTATACTCTCAAGCACACATTAGGTAATCAGCTGAAGCCAGCAGACATCAGCAATATCTTGAAGTTATCCTACGATAACATCGAGACATACAAGAATGTAGCTGGTCGTCTGATTACTCGGCAGACTAGCCGTGAGAATGCATTGGAATATTTCAAGAAAGTATTTCCATTGCCAGCTCAGGTTGAGAATACACATCCAGCTTTGCTTACTGCAGGTGAAAAGCGACAGCTTAGCCGTGCTCAGATAGCAAGGGCAACAGCTCTTAACATCTATGAGAACAGCCCAACACAGGCTAACATCCGCAATACAGCATTCGGTTTGTGGCAGTCAGTCATTGAGTACACAGACCATAACGGCAAGCGTAATGCTGCAGAGCGGGCTATCAAAGGAGCCAGCGATGCCATTAAAGTCAGAGCATTGGAGCTACTTGAAGTATGAGTTTCTTAGATAATGTCGATTCATTTACAGTCAACAAAATCTATGACGCTATGGCTGAACAGCTATTCCAGAACTGGATAGCCAGTTGGGATGACCAGTTCACACTAGATAGACAGCTAGCCCATAACTCTGGTGACGCTAGAGTGAAGGCTCTATTCAATGAACACTATGAACTAACCCCAGATGATACAGACTATCTTAAATAAGGAGACAAAGATGGAACTATTATATACAGATGATAAAGGTGAGACTACTAAGTACACCGCAGATATGCTTATCAATGCTATTAAAACTAAAGAGCTATTTAATAAAGAGAATACCAATCTAACTGAAGAACTCAAAAGAATCTACGATAAGTTATCTACAATTCGTGGAGCTGTTTATGACTTCTTCAATGAGCGGTACGAAACTGGCACAACAACTATTGAGTGTGAAGTTGATGATGTCAATGCATTACTAGAAAGCATTGGTTCTACTAGACTTAAGCGTTTGTTTGAGGTCAGTGGAACTATTTCATTTACCATTGCTGGTGTTGAAGCAGAAAGTTCAGATGACGCAGAGACACAGGTAATGGACTATCTCAACTACGAATGGAGTGGTAGCGAAGGCGAAGTTGCTGAGTGGGATGTAGAAGTTAGCCGAGCCAGAGAAGAGTAACCACTAGCCTCTCATTTGGTATAACGTGGTACCATTTGAGTAGAGACACCGCCTGGGATTTGTGTCTCCTTTTCTCAGGCGGTTCTCATAACTAAGGAGAACAATGACAAACAAAGTAGAAATCCCACGCGATAGATATGGTCGTCCGCTAGTAGTCCCTTTTGGTGGGAAGAAAGCGGTGGCATATACCCGTGCCACAACTATTGCCAACTCGCTTGATGACCCACAAGCATTGACTGCTTGGAAAATGCGGATGGCAGCGTTGGGATTGACAGCACGCCCAGACTTATTGCTTGCTATCAGTGCAGCACAAGACGATAAGTTAGCCATCAATACTTATATTGAACAGGCTATGGAAGTAGCTGGTGCTAACGCTAAAGCAAACATTGGCACAGCTATTCACGCATTCACTGAGAAACTAGATTTGGGGCAAGACCTAGGTGTTGTCCCAGACAACTGGTTAGCAGACGTTCGTGCATACGAGTCTGCTACTAGTGTGTTGGAAAAACTGCATATAGAACAGTTCTGTGTACTAGATAAATATAAGATTGCTGGTACACCAGACAGACTAGTTCGTTATAACGGCGAACTATTTATTGCGGATATAAAGACTGGTCGAATAGACCATCCGAATAACATCGCAATACAGTTAGCTATCTACGCCCACGGCTTGCCGTACGACATCGCTACGGCAACCCGTGGCACGTGGGGAGACGTGAACCAAGAGAAAGCCATCATCATTCACTTACCAGCAGGAACTGGTGTGTGTAAGTTGCACTTTATTGATATTGAAGAAGGCTGGAAGGGTTTACAATTCGCTATGAAAGTCAGAAAGTGGAGAGACAAAAAGGGTCTAACCACACCAGTAGAAGGAGATATGTGAGTCATTCAGAAGCACCTATCAGCATCACAATCAAGTCACCAGCAGGTAGCTTGATTACAGTCCGTGCCGAAAACGGAGAGCAACTAGACGCTCTTGTAGCAGAGGCATACAGTGCAATCGCATCAGCCGTGACAGAACTCGAATCAAATATTCGTGGTCAAAGTCAGGCTCCAATGACAGCTAGCCAGGTAGCATCAACACTCGGAGCTAACATTGTTAGCAACGATGATGGTGGTTGGCAGTCAGCACCAGTTACACCATCAATCGGTGGCAAAGCTTGTTCTCACGGCAGAATGACAGCCATCCAAGGCACAGGTAAAGACGGTAAGATTTATCGTGGTTACTTTTGTGCAGCACCGAAGGGTGCTCTAGATAAGTGCAAGAATGTCTATGCACGAATTGGTACTCCAGAGTGGAATACATTTACACCTGACCAGGTAAAATGAAAACGCTCAGACGTAGCATTAACAAAGCAGAGGTGGGTGGCGAACCATTGCCACCCGCTTTTGCGGCATTTGAACGAGCAGGAATAATCTTGCGTCGTGCTGAAGTAACAGTGATTGCTGGCACTCCTGGTGCTGGTAAGTCATCTATTGCTTTGGCTATTGCTGCAAAGACTAAGCATCCGACGCTTTACTTTTCTGCTGATACAAATGCACACACAATGGCTATGAGACTTATCTCTATGTCCACCCGTATAACACAACATCAAGCAGAGATTTGGCTTAAGCGCGAGCCTGAGCGAGCAAATGAAATGCTTAGCTTGAACAATCATTTGTTCTGGTCTTTTGAGTCAACACCGACTCTTAAAGATTTGGATGATGAAGTATCTGCGTTTGAGACAGTCTGGGGCAGAAGCCCTACGCTTATCGTTGTAGATAACTTGATGGATATAGCAATGGATGGACACGGAGAGTTTGAAGGTATGCGTGCTGCTATGAAAGAGTTGAAGTATCTTGCTAGAGATACGAATGCTGCTGTCTTGGTTTTGCACCACACCAAAGAAGGCTTCGAGGGTTATCCTTGCCAGCCACGTTCAGCCGTTCAGGGTCTGGTTAATCAGATTCCAGCAATGGTTCTTACCATTGGTCAGATGAAACAGGGTGACGATACTTATCTATGTGTAGCTCCAGTCAAGAACAGATATGGCAGAGCAGACCACACAGGTAACAACTATGTAACCTTAGCTTTCAATCCTGATTCAATGTACCTTGATGATGTCCAAATCAAATACACACAGGAGACAATGTATGGAGATTAAAGTGTGGGAAAATTCCTATACCAGAGAAGACATTGAAGTATTACTTGGTAAGCCACTTGCTGATGGCGAGTGGGAGATTGTTGTTGATGAGCTATACAACAGCGATAAACTGTATGAAATGATTACTACTGAAGTAATGAATATAGTTCAGGCTGCTCTTGAGTAGTGCAGCCAAACGCAAAGGTAGCCAAGCAGAACGGGATGTAGTCCTGTGGCTGCAAGCTAATGGCTATCCCTATGCAGACCGCAGAGTTGCTGGAGCCACCCTAGACAAGGGCGACATAAGCGGTGTGCTGGGAGTTACCATTGAAGTTAAGAACCATAAACGAATGGACTTGGCTGGATGGGTTGGCGAACTAGAAGTAGAAATGAAAAATGATAATGCTTGGACTGGGACGGTTATTCACAAGCGTCACGGTAAATCAAGCGTGGATGAATGGTACTGCACAATGCCAGCCAAAGTATGGCTAGCACTTATAAGAAAGGCTATGGGTGGAGAAGCACAGCATTAGTGCCTATCTGCAATACATAGGCGCCACCGTTCCAAGCGGCAACGGGTGGCGCAAAATGAAATGCCCGTTTCACCACGATACACACGCATCAGCTGGAGTAAATGAAGATGAATGCTGGTTCAAATGCTTTGGTTGTGAAGTATCTGGGGATGTATACAACTTGATTATATACAAAGAAGGAGGTGATTATCGTGAGGCTGTCAAATTCGCAGAGACAATATCTCCTACAGGCAGCGACAGAGTACGCTTCGCAAATAAAAGCAGCAGAGGGTTATCTGGCAAGTCGCGGTCTATCGGTAGAAGAAGTACAGCAGTTTCATCTGGGAGTAGTGACTTCTCCATTACCAGGGCACGAAAGCTACGTTAATAGGTTATCTATTCCGTATGTCACGCCATCAGGCGTAACTGATATACGGTTCAGGTCGCTTGATGGTTCAGAGCCGAAGTATATAGGTATGCCTGGGGCAAAGACTACTATGTATAACGCTCAGGCTGTTCTGACTGCACAAGATTATATCTGTGTAACAGAGGGTGAGATTGACTGTATTACAACCATTGTTAAGACTGGTCACGCAGCAGTGGGTATTCCAGGAACACAAAACTGGAAACCATTTTACAGCAAGATACTAGATGACTTCGAGACAGTTATTGTTTTAGCGGATGGTGATAATCCAGGTCTAGAGTTTGGCAAGAAGATAAGCCGAGAGCTAGGCAATGTAAACATTATTCAAATGCCAGAAGGCTTTGATGTAAACAGTATAGTTATGAAAGAAGGAGGCGGTTGGTTAGATGAACGAATCAAGCGCGTCATTTGACGCAGAAGATATATGGAAATATATAAGAAGTAATCCAAGAATTGTAGGTATTGAAGTATCAGAAGAAAAACGTCTTGATTTATTGTCTGCATTAGCAGATATATATAAAGCTCTAGATAAAGACTGTGTTACTGAAGCAAAACTTATGATGACAATGTTAGCCAGCGTCCTGTTAGCAACCGCTACTGGAACAGCTGATGAGATTGTTAATGAAATAATGGTGCAAGAGTCAATGCAAACCTTTGACCAATCTATTAGGGAGATACTTAATGAAGGATAAAAAGCATTTAGTTGTTATCATCGAAGAACTACGTGTCTTACTAGAAAAGAAACACGAGGATTATGGTCCGTATAATATAGCCCACGCTCCTGGCGGTCCTATGAATGGGCTACGAGTAAGGATGTATGACAAGCTGGCTAGGCTAAATCACCTGACAGATACAGGCAACACACCGAACTATGAAACCCTAGAGGATACCCTGAAAGACCTTGCAAACTATGCCATAATAGGACTATTAGTGCAAAGGGGACAGTGGGAAGGGGTAGATGAATAGCGACTTTTACCAAGAATATCTAACAGTTGTAAATGCACTTGCTGCTGAATACAACAGAAGATATGCAATGGTAGAGACGGGTGACATTGCACAGACATTGTGGATGTGGTTTGTTACCCACCCAAATAAGTACAAAGAGTGGTCGCTGCTCGAACAGAAAGATAGAGACAAGTTAATAGCTAAGTCGCTGCGTAATGCAGCGATTACCTTTTGCGAGAAAGAAAAAGCTAAAGTCTCTGGCTACGAAATCTTAGACTTATACTACTATGATGCTTCAGTTATTGAAGCATTTCTTCCCTCTATTATTTCGGAATCATATGAGATTCCTCAGAAGATAAAAGACTTGAACTTTAAGTTTAGTAAAGGTGAGACAAACGATGGAAACAACTGGTTAGTATTAAGAGCCGATATTGCTGCAGCATACTACAAGTTGTCAGAAGCTAAACAAAATGTTTTAAGGATTAGATTTTCAGCTGACAACCAAGAGTGGTCAGCACTAGCTAGTGAACTAAATACCACACCAGATGGTGCAAGGATGAAAGTCCAGCGTGCCATTAACTCTCTTATCAAGATTCTTGGTGGCTTTAAGCCACGTTATGAAGAAGATACTGTAGTAGAAAATGCTGAAGAAGAAGTAGATGAGTAGAGATATCAGAGACTTACTACACAATCAGGATTACAGCAGTGCAATGGACCTGCGTGGCAACCCAATAGGGGATAGCTGCGTATGTGGCTGTGAAGTTTTTATAATGTTAGGAGCCTTTACTAAAGGCGAGTTGACATTTTATTTCCTAGATGCGGAGTGTGCAGGATGTGGTTCTCTGGTAACTTTATCTACACCACTAGACCACGGGGAGAACTGTGATTAGTTTCAACAATCCCGCCAACTGTGCAGGGACTGATACTGATGATTGGTTTACAGATAGCACTATTTATGCAAACAAAGATATGCTCAAGAAAATATGCGGTGCTTGTCTTGCAAAAGATGAGTGTCTTGACTACGCCCTTGAATATAATGTGCTAGGATATTGGGCAGGAACATCTGAGATGGAAAGAGGTCGTATGCGTAAAGCGCTGAACATCATTCCAAAATCTGTGATTCCATCCGAATGGGAAATGGCTAAATACTATGCCTAAGTTTTCTGACTTTGACCTAGATTTTGCCACTGGTCAACAAGGGGAAGAGCTCGTAAAAGAGCTGTTGACTGGTGGCAAAACTGTTGAAGTCAAGACAGATATCAAGTGGAAAAATACTGGTAACTTATATATAGAAACTATCTGTTGGTACAACTCTAGTAGTGAATGGCTGCCTTCAGGTATATCGGTTACCAAAGCAGACTATTGGGGTTTTGTACTAGAAGGTGCAGTTTTGTTGGTCCAGACAGAATATGTACGGATAGCGATTGCCCAGTATGGGCATCCAATTAACTGTAATATCCCACCCAATCCCAGTAAGGGATACCTTATTAAACCTGAACATATACTAGCGGTAGTAAAAGAACAGAATAAGACGGATTAGCAGGGGACAGCCAAATAAAAAAATCCCCCCAGCCTGTAGGTTTACTACAAGTCGGGGGGATTCGTGGCTCCTAGAGCCATTCTAGGGCTTTTTAAGGGGTATTTATTTACTTCTTACGGCGTCCAAATTCAGGGGCTGAAGGGTCTAGCCACTTGAGAACAGGACCAAGGAAACCAGCTAGGGCAGCAGTACCCAATACCTTGAGGTCAGTCTCACCTGCCAGATAAAGTGCAATAGCAGCAGCTGCTGCAGCACGGAACCAAGTCAGGGATACTTGCTTGAGTTGTTCTTTCATTAGTCCTCCTTTGGACTAGGTATGTCTTGCTTATCTTTTACCTTGATGAACTTAGACTTAACGGCATTCCACCGCTTAGGCTTGCCCATCCAGGGGAACCAATCATATGTATCCCACCCGTATCCTTGTTTGATAGATACGTGTAGATGTTTCATATGTGGATTACTACCATTGTAAGCTCGGACTCCACGTTCAGGCGACCAGATAACACCTTGAAATATCAGATACTTAACCCGCTGGTCTTTCTTAAGCTCTTTGAATATAACAGCGCAATCAATACCACTTTTAGGGTCGTGGGTTAAATCTACTGCGTAGCCTGTGTTGTGGTCAGAGTTAGGGCTAGCGGTTAGATGAGCAGCAGAAGGTAGCAGTCCATCGCTCACCCTCGAACGCTTCGGCACAAGAGCAGTTGCCTGTCGCAACATTGCGATGGCAGCAGGTGTGGCTCTCTTGGTTACAGGTTTCATTACTCATCATCCTCATCCTCAAATAAATCGTCGTCTGGAATGTTTGGGCTAATCGGAGTTAGCCAGGGGTTGTCAAAGATACTCATCGAGATAACACTTGCTTGACTAAATCAGTAAGGAACTCAACTTTCTCATCTAGTCTATCGACTTTATCTTTCATTGATGACCCGCCGTTGGGCTTAAGTTCATTGAGGTAATGTTTAACCAACCATCTAACTCCAGTTGCTACACCAGTTGCGATGGTCATTACAGCTACGGCTAGTCCAGCCCAATCAGCAGGAGACATTATACGGTCCTTATGGTTATATCAATGATTCCACCATATCCAGAGAAGCCTCTATCTGGTGGAGTCATACGGGTAAATGTGACTTGTTCAATTACTACTTGACGGCTTTCGCCAGTCTGTAAATCCTGCCACGTTACGACATCGCCATTCTGTTCAACGTTTTCTAGAGCTTGTATTCTTTCTTTTGCTCTGTCGGTATAGCCCAACATAACGTTATATTTATCTGTCTCGATGTCATAACAAAAGACAGGAAAAGTAATTACCCGCTGGCGTGGAGTAGCAATAGTAGCTTTTGCTTGATAGCCTTTAAATGTTGGACCCTTTGTAGTATCAGTAGCATCTCTAGTCAAGATAAACTTATAACCAATATACTCTTGAGAGCCAGCTGGCTGGCTAGTTGTTACTTCTACTGGAGTAACGGATGAACTATAAGTAACAATATCGTATTCAGTATTGTTTTCATCTACTGTTTCAAGAGTCATAGAACCATAAGTAAACTCGCCTCTACCAATTAATCGTTTAAAGTTTTTAGGTTCAAGCGTATTATACCGAATAAAACCAGTAGTGATATAACCATCGGTAAGTTTTACTCCAGAAGATTCTATATTGATAGAACCAGTTTCATTAATAACAGCAGTAGCAGCAGTAACTGCAGTGCTTACAACGTTGCCAGCTGTTTTGGCATAGGTTAGGGTAGTTGTAGTAGATGTAGCCGTAACAGTATGTTGGCCATTAAAGGTAGCATCTACGCCTTCTACCCAAATAGAATCGCCAACACTTAATCCGTGAGCTGAGGCTGTAGTTAATATGGCTACATTGCTAGTAAGTTCTTTGTTAGTAACCGTGCCAGCACGTACTGCTGTGGTTACAAATGCTAGCCGATTTGTTTCTCCCGCAAAAGCACAAGCCGTAGTATTAAATCCTGTTACACCATTGTCTGTCCATAAGTCGTTTGCATACGCAAACAAAAGACCGCCAAGGTCATTACCTAAATTAATCCGAATAACACCTGCTTCACCAGCTACACCAGTTGCACACCAAGCAAACTTGTCACGGAAAGCAAAGTCATAAACTGGCTGACTAGTTTCGACAATCAAAGGACCATAGACAATCGAGCCATCACCATCAACCGTTGCCGCTCTTACGCCCTTACTAGTTCCAATTAACATATACCCTAGATAGTATTTAATACTATAAATCTTTTCACCTACTGGCATTTCTGCTGCAGTAATAGCACTAGTCAATGAAGGCATAGAACCAGTTGTTGTAGCAAGAGTAAATTTATAAATAAAAGATTGGATACCATTAAAGCCAGCTATATAAATAGCTGTGCCAGATGCAGTAATACTAGTAAATACAACATCATTATCAGAATGGGTATATACAGCTGTTGGTAAAGAAGATGCACTTGTAGCAAACTCATATATTTTATTATTGATTGCCATAACAATACGGTCTTTGACGTACTCCATTACGCCTTCAGATACTGTAATACTATTATCACTAATTAAAAGAGTTGCGGTTGTTGCAGATGTTCCAGTTAAAGGTTTAGTATAAACACGGAGTCTTGGAGTTCCAGTATTTAATACGTTTGTTACCCAATATGCATTAGTGCCATCATCACAAATAGCATAAACAGGATAATCAGTGCCTTCTGCATAGTCTATAAAATGAGTAACAGTTCCATCTACAGCTATTTTATCTACATCATATTCATCCCATAACAGAATGCCATCAGTGCTAGACCATTGAATACTACGAGCAGATTGAAATGGTTTACCATTACTCTTTATAACACCAGTAGTATAATGAGTAGAGGCAGTATTATTAAGAAGAGTTACCTCTCCTTCATTCCAAACATTAATACCACGACTATCTTTAAACCTATATGTGCCTTCACCTTCTATTAAATCTGGGTCGTAAAAAGTAATGCCAGTCCCGTCGTGAAACGAGGACTGGCTTCTTATCCACCAACCAGTAAGGCTTTGTTCACCAGGTTCTGTTTGATTATCAAACTGTTCTTTACGATAGGGAGCTGTCTGTCGTATATAAGGTCTAGCATCAGAGATAGCATAGATAAACGGCATACCACCAATTGCTACATCATAAGCAATATCAGTGTTTTGCCAGATAGAATCAGTAGCAACAACACCAACATCAACAGCAATAGCTCGCGTAGCGCGACCTTCGGTAATATCACGACCAGCCATTATTCTCCCTTAGTTGTATTACACCAATAGAATCCAAGTCATCTATATGGTCATCTATCGTCCGTGTAATAGGGACGATGTCAGTTAGAAGGCTCACCCTCTTGTTGTTCCTTTAGCTTTTCTTTAAGATGTTCATTAGCCCAATACAAAGCGTAGTAATCAAAATCAACGCTAAAACGTTTCATATGCTTGACTAGTGCACCAGTGTGTGCGTGAAGTGGAATACCAGCTTCTTTCATCTTGCGGAAGAAGATAATGTCTTCACCTACAAAGTGGTCGTCATCATTGCTTGCAGCTTGTTCAGTGAAGAAAGAAACCTTCCCGTGCTTCTCTCGCATCTTGGTAATAACAGAGCGGTGCATCAAGGTAAAACCAAAGCCAGCTTGGTCAATCTCAATAACCTGATTCTCAGGCAGAGGATGGACAAAGCGAATCTCAAACTCAGAGACGTTATGGAAAAGTGCTGGGAAGGGGCGCATCAATGCACCCTCATTTTCTTTGGAGATAAAGTAGACACCAGATACAACTGGTCTAACAATCTTATCGGCTGTCTTCCATAGCTTAGCCATAGCGTCTAAGGTCAGAACAATGTCTGAATCTACCCACAGTAGCCAGTCAGTCTTCATTTTGTCAGCCCAATGGTCAAACAAGACTTGGCGTTGTCTGCCAATCTGGTTACCTTGAACTCGAATACTAGTATGTATTGGCATACCGTTGCCAGGTCCTGCAATGACTGCCATCATCAGACCTTCTGTAAACTTGCCATCTGTTAATCCGTTGTCGCACCAACCAATAGCGACGCTCTCTTGCTTTTGAATCATTATATCCCCTTGTCGAAGTCAATCCACTCTTGGGTTATTCTGTCCCAAGAATACCGTTCATTGATGGATGAAACCTGTTCTTCAGGGTTCCAATCCCCTTTGTATATCTTTTCTATGGCTAAATTGAGAGCCTCAGTAAAGATTTTCTCGTGCTTTGCTACATC